GTCTTATCGTCCACGTCACTTTCTGATTGAACTTGATACTCACCTGCCACGAGACCTTTACATCGAGACTCTTCTACACGAACTCACACACTTACAACAATGGGTGGTTGGCTCACTTCGTGTGAGATGTGGTAAAATGTATTATGGTGAGGAATGTGTAGAAGACATTGAGTATTGGGAACAACCACACGAGGTTGAAGCTCGCCATATGGAAGAGATACTATTCTATGAGTATATGAATGAACTACAATGATATGAATCAGTGGGATAGTATTCTAGATCCCAAACCTTGCACCAGACCTTATGTCACAAAGGATGGAATGTATGCTGCCATTCCTATCATCAACTCCAAACAGTTGGCCATCATACATAATGGACAACACATCAAAGTTTGTAGAAACTACGAGAGTGCAAAGAAGTTCATTGACAAACAGGTGAAGAATGAAAAGAGTAGAAAGAAGTCGATACGAAAGAAAAGAAGTGTTCGAGACAAGAGCTCTTGAGTTCGAACCATATCCAATGTCGGAGATTGACACGGTGATGAAACTCATTCGTGATAATCTCACTCCTGATTTGCTGGGTGGTCGTAAGTCTTTGATGTATCCCAGTGATGTTCTCACCAATAAATTCTACGGTCATTGTTATCACTCATCACAGTGTCTGTATTATCTGATGGACACAGACAGTTTGCTGCCCATGTCTGGTGAAGATTATCGTGGTGAGAAACACTGGTGGTTACAAGATGGTGAGACTGTGTATGACTGTACGGCTGAACAATACTGGTCAGTGAATCAGAATCCTCCCTACAATGTGGGAAAGAAAACAGCATGGTATGGGTGGAAACAAAGGCCACAACAGGTCTCACTGAATCTGATGGTCCGTGTCTTGGGTGACCGTCTCTGTTCTGATATTGTGACAAAACCTTAAGACCGTTGCCACGCACCCCTGAGATGGGTTATCTTAGAAAAGTAATCAATCAAACGTCATGTCTTCTCTGACCCTTATCACTGGCAAAGAAGTTGTAGAATCTTTGTCAAAGGATTTCTGGATCAAATACAATAACCTTGTTAAAACTGGTAAAATTAAAACTGATGGATCTCTTGATGAGATTCCTAATCGTTCTAAAAAGACGGTTGTTAATCTCGAACAGTTTCGTTTCATTGTTGAAGTTCAACGTGTGAACAATGTCAATGAAGCTAACATTCTTAAAAATCTTGCCGACATTGGTGGATTCGCTCACAAGTCTTGTTCTCCTTGTGATGTATTTGAGTATGAAAATCCAGAGATCAACGAGGTAACTTCTCCAGATGGTCTGCATCGTTGGATTATGGCTTATCTTTGTGGTGTTTTAGAACTTGCCGTAAATCCCCAGGATGTGCATAACATTGATGCAACCGAAGAGGAGATCCGAACTGCGGAAAAACAATTCTTTGATGACAAGAACGGTCGTAGTGCAACGATCACAGAAACCGATCAGATGCGTTCTGATAAACTGTCTGGTAAACTGACCGCCAAACAACTTAAGTTCGACACGGCTTTGAAAGAAATTGGTGTCAATGTTGGTGATATTGGTTGTCCCGAAAAAGACGCCACTTTTACCTTTGATACTGTGAGTGAGCTTGATAAATTGGTAGTGATTAAAGATCACCCTTGTGAAGTATCATCCATTAAGAGTCTGGCAAATATCACTCAATGGGTAAGTACAGTTCTCAACAGTCAAAACAACAATTTGAGTGCTCGTCTTTACGGTGCTGTTGCTAAATGCAAAGATATGATTGATAATCTTGAGGATTCTGTGGTTAGTCGAGCCTTTGATATGTGGATGACACGAAAGACCAAGGGATCTTTTGGCTACTATGATGTGAACTGGTGGACTTCACTTGTTCAACATTCTCGCAATATGGAAAACACCATTATCCGACTGCTGGTGGCTTTCAACGAATGGTATCGTATTCGATTTGAAGAACCTGCATTTGATAAATCTATGGTTTCTGATTTCCTGCCTGTTATGAATACGGAAATTAACCAATTCGTTGAAGACTGTTTGGTTGAAGGTATTCCCATCAACTATCTTCCTGTCGGTAAAATGGTAGTGGAGGAAGAAGATTTCTCCGCATTGGAGGAGGCCTTACAGGTCTGACAACCAATTTCATAACCGTCACAGGGCCCTCGCCACGGGGGCCCTTTTGTCGTATTATGGCCACATCGATGAGGTTTTGATGCAACTGCGACCCCACCAACAACGTGCGTGTGATGCAATGTTGGTTCACGATAAAGGTCAAATCATTGTGCCTACGGGTGGTGGCAAAACCCTCACAATGATCAACGACATTGTAGAGAACTGCAAGTATATTGACAACGGTTGGACTATCGTTGTTGTAGCCCCTCGTATTCTTCTTGCAGAACAACTTTGCAGTGAGTTTCTGGAAGTTATCGACACAACTCACACTCACATTCTTCACGTTCACAGTGGAGAGACTCATCACTTCTCTACTACCAAACCCGACAAAATCAACCTGTTTGTCAACACTGCCCGTACGGCTGGTGAGAACGTTCTCATCTTCACCACTTATCACTCTCTGAATCGTATTCAGAGTGCAGATGTTGAAGTCAACACCATTTATTTCGATGAAGCTCACAACTCTGTTCAACGCAGTTTCTTTGGCCCGACCGAACATTTCTCTACTCATTCTGACCGCAGTTATTTCTTCACTGCTACTCCCAAACATTCTGCGACTATTGCAAAACCAGGGATGAATGACGTTGAGGTGTATGGTAACATCATCTGCAAGGTTTCTGCACCTGAACTGGTAGAGGGTGGTTATATTCTCCCTCCTAAAGTTGTGGTCAAACAGATGGAAATGGTTCAGGATCGTCAAGTTATCTACGATCGTGATGCAAATCACCTGATGGACACCATCGACGACCAGAATGTCGGAAAAATCCTTGTTTGTGCACGAACCACCAAACAACTCATCGGTTTGACTACTCAAAGTGATTTGTGCAAAGAGTTGCACGATCGTGGTTATTCTTGGATGATGATTACATCCAAGACTGGTGCAATCATCGATGGTCAGAAGGTCAACCGTGAGGTATTCTTCGACACTCTTAACTCTTGGGGTAAAGATTCCTCCAAGAAGTTTGTTGTGATGCACCACTCTATCCTGTCTGAGGGTATCAATGTCAACGGTCTTGAGGCTGTGGTATTTCTCCGCAGTATGGACTACATTGGTATCTCCCAGACTATCGGACGTGTGATACGTCTAGGAGACCGCCAGAAGACCTTTGGGCTTGTCTGTGTCCCTGTCTATGATAAAGTAGGTATCTCCACCTCTCGCAAGGTGCAGGCCGTGGTTGACACTGTGTTTCACCAGGGTGAACCTGCAATCTCCGTCATCAAACGATAAACAGTTAAATACTACAACAACACTGGTGAACACTATGGACAATGAAACCAAAGAAATCAAGTGGAACAGGGGAGTAGATTTGTTCATAGAAAGTGTGTACAAACCGGACAATGAGTTGCGCCAGTGTGCACACAATCAGAAGTGTTACACTGAGTTGATGGAAGTTCGTGAGAATGTGATAGAATATCTCAAAACTCTAAGAAAATGACATACTATGTTTGGCTCGGATTGTTTGCAATTCTTGCATACTTAATCGTAACCGATGCGAGTGTTGCAAAGTATGTCGTTCTGCTTGGTATGGAGGCCAGGTTGAACTATGAGAAGTTAAAATGGTGGGTGAGATACAGCCCAGACAATCCCATTGTCAGATTCCAAATTAAACGCAATGCAGACAAACTTGCAAGAGAATTGTTTGATGAATACCAAAACAAAATTGATTCTCGCTCTACAACAAGTCAACAACCTGACAACACTTCTGGAAAACAATGAGTATCAAAGTTATCTTTTCTCGAATCTTATCACGATTCGATATGAACTCGAACGACAACTCTCCAATGAGACGGCTAGAGCAACTGGAGGATCGAGTTCAAGTGCTGGAGGAGGAGAACATTGAGATGAGTAATGCACTCTATGAATGTTGGAACTCTCTTGATGCTCGTATAGATATTCTTGCACCACATAAACTAGATGAGTTTAGTCTAGGAGACAAATAATGTATGAAGATCTAGACACATTTGAACGTGCATTGCAGCACTTTGGCACTCGCACAGATGTTATCATCGCTATGGAGATGGGTGATAAGATAGACTCAGAGACAGCCTATCAAATGATCAAAGGAGAACTTAAAGAACTTAAAAGAGTGAGGAAAAATGGAAGACAGCCTAAAAATAAGCCAGAATAAAGACGGCACCTTCACAATGGAATGGGACAAACAAGACTCAAGATGGTCTTGGTTGAATGGGTTGACACAGAAGGAGATTCAGGTTATAGT